TGGATACTGCAAATTTAAGAACAAGTATGACAAATACCAACCATCCATTAAAAAGTTTTATGGAGTTTCTTATTTTGATGAAGGAAGGCTTCACGGGCATTCGCTATCACCACAAGACGTAAAAGACGGTGAAGCGTTAACTTACTCGGTTGGTTCTGTCGGTAGTGATTCTGAGTTTATTGAGTTTTATTCAGTTATATTTTCTTGCTTACAATTTGCAGATTTATGTGGAGCAGAAAAGATAATCGTAGTGGGTTGCGATGTTACAAATAACATTAGGGTGGGCGAAGAACAAGAACACAACGGATACAAAATAACAAACCTAAAAAAAAGGTGGGAAGATTTTAAAAATTTCCGTCCACACCTAAATATCGAAGTTTTTAAACCAATAGGACTAAAGAATTTATTTAAAGAGTACAGGGTATGAGTTTAAAAATACTTACAGTACTAAAAAGCGGCGGCGACTTCCACCCAGAACATGTTTATAAGATTAAGGAAATGTGTGAAGAACACATCAAAGATATTGATTTTTCGTTTCATTGCTTTACAGATTTAGATTTAGACTGTAACACCATAAAACTTGATAACAACTGGCCTGGTTGGTGGTCTAAAATTGAGATATTCAAACAAGAGGGCCCTTGTTTGTTTTTTGATTTAGATAACATAATTTGCGGAGACATCTCAGATATAATAAAAAGTCTTAAAGGTGTTGGGTTTGCCATGCTCGACATTCATTGGCGAGACATTTTTGGTTCCTCAACTATGTATTGGGATGGTGACGCTAAACATATTTATAAAAATTTTAAAAAAGACCCTAATTTTTACATCAACTCGGCTTGGGGTAAGTTGGAGGGTGATCAGGGTTTTATTTTGAAGGAGACTAATCCTAAAGGAATACAAAGCTATACCAAGAGTGAGAAAAGAATAGTTTCGTTTAAAAAAGATTTAAATTTTGGTAAAAAATTCAACCCACAATTACACAGCATTGTTTATTTTCACGGACCACCAAGGCCATGGCAACAAGGAGTAATTAAATACTAAAATGAACGAATTCCTAAAGAACAAATTTGACAACGTTTTCAGAAAAAACGCATGGGGAAGTAATGAGAGTAGAAGCGGAAAAGGTAGCGAGTTGAAATTTACAAACAGTATTATAGACAGCATACCCAATATAATTAGAGAGTATTCAATAAATTCTGTATTAGATATACCATGCGGAGACTATAATTACATGAAAGAAATAAATCTGCCGTGTGATTACATTGGCGCTGATATCGTTCCAGATCTCATTGAATTTAATAAATCAAGATATCCAGATATAGAGTTTAAGTGTTTAGATATAACCTCTGATAACTTACCGAAGTGCGATTTGATTTTATCTAGAGATTGTTTGGTTCACCTATCCAACACCGACATAGAAAAAGCTATAATAAACATGAAGAAATCGGGAGCTAGATATCTTTTGACAACATCATTTTCAAACACTATAAAAAATATTGACCTCCCTGCTGGGGGTTGGCGCAAGCTTAACACTGAGTTAAGTCCTTTCTACATGGATACGATTGAAGTTTTTAGCGAAAACAGTGCTCAGATTGATGCAGAAGACAAGACATTAACCCTTATTAATCTTAATTAAAAAAATGAAAGAAATAAAACAAAAATTTGACTCTGATTTTTTTCAGAAGGTCTACGAAGAAGAGGACTGGTATGGAAATGCAGCTGCTGGTAGATGTCCAGGTACAAGGCTACTTCCTTTGTATGAAAGAAACATAGAAGGTAAGGTTCTTGATGTTGGTTGTGGGAGGGGCGATGTTGTAAACTTATTAAGATCAAAGGGTCTTGAAGCAGATGGTATAGATCAAATAAACCTAGACAACGGAATGATTGTTGGGTCAATATTAGAGCCATTTGAGGATGGAAAATATGACACCATGATTTGTATAGATGTTATAGAACATATAGAAAAAGAATATGAAGACATATTATTCGAAAACCTCAGTAAAAGCAAAACTCAAATATTTGCTATACATAATGGACCATCAATCACCAAAGGTGAAGATATACATGTAAACAAAAGAAGCTGGAGTGAATGGCAAGAAAAAATTGAAACTCTCTTTGAAATAAAAAGAAAAATAAGGATTCATGCTGAACAGTATCTTTATGTAACAGAACCAAAACAAAAAAGATAAAAATGAAGAAGGCAATAATTACAGGAGTAACAGGCCAAGATGGTAGTCACATGGTAGACTACTTGTTGGCGAACACAGACATTGATATCATCGCAGGAGTACGCCGACTTAGCGTTAAAAATCACGAGAATATAAAACACTTGTCTGACAACCCAAGATTTAGACTCATCGACCTTGACATAACTGATCAATCAAATGTGAATCGTGTTATCGAGGAAGAGAAGCCAGACTACTTTATTAATTTTGCAGCAAATTCATTTGTTGGTGTTAGTTGGGACATGCCAGAGAACCATATGAATACAAACTGCATGGCGGTATTGTACCAGCTTGAGGCTATCCGCAAATACTGCCCAGATTGCCGTTATTACAACGCTGGTTCATCCGAAGAGTTTGGTGACGTAGTTACTGCCCCACAGGACGAGACGCACCCACTGCGTCCTAGAAGCCCCTATGGAGCATCCAAAGCGGCAGCAAGACACCTAGTTAAAGTATGGCGTGAAAGTTATAATTTATACGCCATTCAAGGTTGGCTTTTTAATCACGAAGGAATTCGTAGAGGTGAAGAATTTCTTACCCGAAAAGTCACTAAAGGTGTGGCTGAAATATTTTGGAAAAACAGCATTGGAGATGACTTCAAACCCATTAAGCTTGGAAACCTTGAAGCAAAAAGAGACTGGTCTGATGCGGAGGATTTTGTAGATGGTATTTGGAAGATGCTTAATCAAAAAGAGCCAAAGGAATATGTTCTAGCCTCTGGAGAGACCCATACAATCAGAGAGTTTGTGGAAACTGCTTTTGCTTATGCTGGCTACGGTGCTGAAAAATGCAAATGGGTTGGTGAAGGTCTAGACGAAAAATATATTCACGGTAATCAATTACTTGTTGAGATTAACCCTAAATATTACAGACCCGCCGAGGTAGAGCTTTTATTAGGAGACCCTTCCAGAGCAGAAAAAGAGCTTGGCTGGATCAGAAAAACAAATTTTCAAGGGCTTGTAAAAAAGATGGTTGACAACGATATCAGTTTGTGATATCGTTATCCCATGCCTAGGGGTAAAAAAGAGTGTCCATCATGCAAAAGTCTCATAGGAGTGAGGCTCGAAAGCTGTGCGTGTGGACACGTATTTTCCAAAAAGAAAAAAGCAGAAAGTAAGATAAGTAAAATGTCTATACTTAACAGGCTTATTTTGGTACCAGATAAAAATAAGAGGCCCTTCTATGCTAGGGAAATGAAAATGCTAAACATCCTCTGCGAGAGATACTCTCTTGAGTTTATTAACATAGTGGAGTTTGGCAAAAAGTTTGATTCGTTTGCTTATATTTCGAGTCCAAAACTTAGGAATGTCATGGATATGAAATGGAGGGCTTTCAATTATAAAGTTGACAAAAATAAATATACGGATTATAATATCGGTGAAAAGGTAGGCAAAGACAAACAAGTAACAAAAAGAAACAAAACAACAAAAGATTTTTTAAATGAGTGATAAACTAAATTCAACTAACCTATTAGGCAATTTCCTAAAAGCAAATAAGGAAGACCATTACAACTTCGAAGAAGAGATTGATTATAAAATCTCAAGCGGGTCACTTCAATTTGACCTCCATTTAGGAGGCGGCTTTGGACCAGGTCTTCATAGGTTTTGTGGTATGAACGAAGGAGGTAAGACCTCCGAAGCTTTGGAGGTTATGAAAAACTTCTTAATTACCCTACCTAAATCAAAAGCGGTTTACTTCAAAGCTGAAGGTAGACTCTCTCCAGAGATGAAGAAGAGGTCTGGGGTTAAGTTTGTTTCCAAAGCTGAAGATTGGGTAGAGGGTACGTGTTTTGTCTTTGAGTCAAACATTTACGAGACTGTTGTAGACCTAATGAGACAACTTGTAACCAATAACGAGGATGAAACAAAATATTGTTTCCTTTTAGATTCTGTTGATGGATTGATCCTAAAGAATGATATGGACAAGCCTTTTGAGGATTCAGCAAAGATTGCTGGTGGAGCGGTTGTCGCTGGAACCTTCATGAAAAAAATGTCCATAGCATTAGCTAAACGTGGTCACATGGCTATTTTCATTTCGCAGGTTAGGGCTGATATTAAATTAGACCCCTACAGTAAAGCGCCAATCAGACAAACCAGTGCTACAGGTGGCAACGCATTGTTGCATTTCGCTAACTGGATTATAGAGTTCGAAGCTAGATATAATAAAGACTGTATTTTGAAAAACCCATCAATCAAAAAGATGGACGCAAAGAAAAACCCAGCAATAGGCCACTTCGCCGTTGTTACAGTGAAAAAATCTCCGAACGAAAAGACCAACACTAAAATTACATACCCAATCAGGTATGGTAGGTCTGATGGTACATCCATATGGATTGAAAAAGAAATAGTAGATTTACTTTTTGCTTGGGAGTTCTTAATTAAGAAAGGTTCATGGATACAAGCGACAGAAGAATTTCTTGAGATAATTCTAGAAAACAACTTAGAGTTCCCAGAAAAAGTCCAAGGAGAAAATAACGTTTTCAAGCAAATAGAAAGTGACGAGAAGCTCTCCGATTTCCTGGTTGATTATTTCAAAAAAGCGATTAATGAATTTTCATGAAGTTTTATGATTCATATGGAAAAACAAGAAACTTAAAAAACCCCAAAAAATATCTAATAGATTGGAATGGCTCTAGTAGAAGTAAATTTCAGAACAACGTTAAAAACTTTTTAAAAGACTACTGGCTTAACGATATTGTTTTTGAAGAATTCAGGGTTGTTGGCTCCAGATTGTCTCTTGACTTCTACAATGCAAACAAAAAGATTGCAATTGAGGTGCAAGGAGCTCAACATTTAAAATATGTCAAGCACTTTCACAAAAACAAATTAAAATATTTAGATCAATTGAAAAGAGATCAGAAAAAGCTTGATTTCTGTGAGATCAATGATATAAAGCTTGTAGAGATATACCCAAAAGATAAACTAAGCCCAACATACTTTACAGACCAAGATATATATTTATGAATGAAGAAGCAGTATTTGTGATACCAGAAAATTTTTTAGATAAGTTGTACGAATTTACAGGTTCGGCTGACAAGTATAAAGGTTTAATATTAGTCCATTGCGACGAGAAGGGAAGACCTATTATATTTAATAATTGCGAGTCTCAAATTATTGAGTCAGGACTAATGAAAGCAATGAGCTCATACCTAAAAAGATACGACAACATACAAACAAAATGATTTATAATCTAGAATTAGAAAAACAGCTGCTAGCTGGCCTTATAAAAGATCCAGATTCCTTTTCTGAAATATCAAACTTTATCAATAATGATGATTTTTATTCAGAAGAGAGTAACCTGCATAAAACCATTTTCACGGTTATAAAGCAAGCGCATCAGTCTGGCGAGGATATTGATGAAATTATCGTTGCTGATAGAATAGCTCGCATAGGCTTATCTTTTGAAGATAACTTAAACCCTTCTGATTATATCAAGTCTTTAGCATTAAGGAAGGTTCCTGTTGGCAATGTAATTAAAACAGCAAAGGAACTCAAAAAGACTTCTGTAAGAAGAGGTATTTATAAAGCCGCTCAAGATGTGGCTAGTGCGATGAAAAAGATTTCGCCAGAAATTCCATATACAGAAATCATAGAAAAAGCCGACCAGGTTTACAACTCTAAAATAAATCTATATGAAGCTGGTGATAATTTGCCAGAAAACATATATGATGAAATGGAGTTTGTTATTGAGGATAGGGGTAACAACCCTGTTGTAGAGTTTGGCATGATGGGCCCACACCCAACAGTTAATAAGATTTATGGTTCACTTCTTAGACCTGGTAATATTACGGTTATTGTTGCAAGATCTGGTGTTGGTAAAACTCAGTTTTGCATGGATTATGCCACTAAGGTCAGCTTAAAATACGACGTTCCTGTTTTGCATTTTGATAACGGAGAGATGAGTAAAGAGGAACTCATAATGAGGCAATGTGCTTCTTTATCTGGCGTACCAATGCACCTGCTTGAAAGCGGCAAGTGGAGGCAAGCTGGTAGTGATGTTGTGGATAAAGTCCGTGCTGTTTGGCCTAAGGTTAAAAACCTAAAATTCTATTACTATAATGTTGGGGGTTTAGATGTTGACTCAATGGTTAATACATTGAAGCGCTTTTACTTTTCCAAAGTAGGCAGGGGCAACAAGATGATTTTTTCTTTTGACTATATCAAAACTACAAGTGAATCTTCTGCCAATAAAAACGAGTGGCAGATTGTTGGAGAAATGGTCGACAAGTTTAAAAAGTGTGTCCAGAAAGAAATACTCCATGAAGGCGAGCCTATTATACCAATGATAACATCGGTACAATCAAATAGAATGGGAATCACCAATAACAGGACTGCTCAAAATGTAGTTGATGATGAAAGTGTTGTATCCTTATCTGATAGAATTATTCAATTCTGTTCCCACATGTTTATCCTAAGAAGTAAAACTGCCGATGAAATAGAAATTGAAGGTAGCCACTTTGGAACCCATAAATTGGTCAACATTAAAAGCAGACACTTGGGACAGGACATCGCTGGAGCTTTGGAACCCATCCAAGTCGGAGACACCCTTCGTAAAAACTTTATAAACCTCAACTTTGCTAACTTCAACATTTCTGAAAGAGGAGATCTTCGTGATATAGTTAGGTCTGATGAAGGCCATGCAGAAGTAGAGGGGTCGGAAGTACAACAGGTTCCTAGTTTTGAATGATATAACAGACATGAAACAAATTCTAGAAAACATTGGTTACAATCTTGTTGATTGCGGTAACCATTGGAGAACTAGGGCTGTGTATAGGGATGGAGACAACCCAACAGCACTGCAGATATATAAAAACACAGGAGTATGGATAGACTTTATTCAAGGTAACAAATCAAAACCTTTCGAAGCTCTTATACAACTCACACTAAAAGACGACAAAGATAAATTAAAAACCATCCTAAAGTCAATAGACTCAAACTCTGAAGAGTTTACTGAATACAAACAAAAAGCATTAATAGAAATGGAAAAAACTTACGACAATTCTGTTTTAGATAAATTGTTCCCTAATTACAATTTCTATAAATCTAAAAAAATATCAGAGTCAACACAGGCTATTTTTAAAGTCGGTCTAGCTGGCTCTGGTCAGATGTATCGCAGAATGGTTTTTCCTGTTTATAATGAACACTCTCAAATCATAGGCTTCTCAGGTAGAAGAGTTGATGATAATGATTTTGCAAAATGGAAACACTTGGGTAAAAAGAATAACTGGATATACCCAGCTTACATACCAAACGAGGAAAGTGTTGACTCTATAATAACAAAATCTAAAGAAGTGTATCTTGTAGAAAGCATTGGTGATGCAATGTCTCTTTATGAAGAAGGTATAAAGAATGTGTTAGTTATTTTTGGTCTTTCTGTCAGTGCCTCAATAATAACCTATCTATCCAGTAAAAGTTTAGAAAGAATAATTATAGCTGGGAACAATGATTTCAATTCCAAAGAGAATAGGGGTTTGATGGCTTCCATTAAAAACTTTTTAAAACTCTCAGCTTATTTTGATCTTGATTCTATTCAAATTAAAAACCCACCGAAAGGTTTTAATGATCTCGGAGATGCACATGAGTCGGGTGAAGATTTAAAAAAGTGGTCCAATGATAAAGTTGACATGAAAAAGCAAAGGTCTTTTATATCCAGTTTTGTTTCTGAGAACTACCAGAAGTTTTCTAAAAGTCATATTAAAAAAGCAAAAAAAATAAATGAGTGAACCAATAACAACATTATCAGCTAGTAGAATCAAGACAGCAGAAAGTTGTTCCTGGTTGTATTGGACTAAGTATAAATTAAAACTTCCAGACAGGAGTAATGATGGAGCCAGGAGGGGTTCTATATGCCACCTAATCTTTGAGGTGCTGGGTGAAAAAAGAAGAAGGCATTATTTCGACGAGATCGTAAGAACGCTTGACGTATTTAGCGTACCCTCCATTAAAAGATTGATCATGAAACACGCCACCAGAGAGGGCGTAGATGATGAGGACAATGTTCAAATGATGAAGGAGATGACCCTGAATGGTTTGATGTATGATTTCTTTGGAAACACCGACCAAGAACCAACTGAAGAACATTCTGAGAAAGACTTCCATATTGTAGTTGATGATGGGACTATTAAATATAAAATAAGAGGTTTCATAGACAAGCTATTCTTATATAAAGATAAGAAGTTTGCCTTGATTAGAGACTTTAAAACCAGCAAGGAAACATTTAAAGGTAAAGATGCAGAGGACAACATGCAGGATCTTATGTATAGTCTCGCTGTAAAGCATTTATTCCCAGAGTATGAAACAAAACAAAGTGAATTCTTGTTCTTGAAGTTTGATTTGATTCCAGATGTCAAAAAAAGCGGTATCGTTAGGATGGAGCCTCTTGATGAGCATGATCTTCACGGTTTTGAACACCACTTAACAGAGATACAAAAATACCTAGACAATTTCAATGAGGACTCTGCCACCAAAAACATGGCTGCATATAAAGGCTTCCCTAGTGATGGATCATTTAGCTGTAAACTTCTTTGTGGTTTTGCCAAGGAAAAAGGCCAACTTAAGAAAGATGGCTCACCAATGTGGCATTGTGGAATGAAGTTTGATTTCTTTTATTACGATATCAAGGATGCGGAAGGTAACTTTTACAAGTCTTGTTTTGACGATGAATTTTCTGAGGATCTAGTTCCAGAAGGAGGCTCGTATGAAATGAAATATTATGCAGGGTGCCCAGCACATTCTTCTTGACTTTTTTATATTATGATGTTATCATCATAACATGATCAAGCCTATATTTAAGTCGACATACTCTACAGGTAAGAGTATACTGACTTTAGATGAGATAATAGATATCTGCGATGAAGGAGACATGAATAATGTCACTATCGTTGAGGATAACTTAACTAGCTTTATGAAAGCTTTTCACTTGTGCAAACAAAGAGGAAAAGACTTGACTTATGGCCTTAGGATCACTCTTTGTAATGAAGACCTAGAAGATAATTCTGATCATAAGGCTGTAATCTTCGCAATGAATGATTTAGGCTGCAAACTCCTAAATAAAATATATTCTTTGGCGTTTGTCGAGAACGGTGGGAAGCTTACTTATAAAGATTTGAAATCATTTTGGGACAACGACTCTTTATGTTTTGTCGTCCCCTTTTATGATAGCTTCGTACATCAGAATAACCTTTATCTAAAGAATTGCATTCCAGACTTTGAGGGGTTAAATCCTATATTTTGGGTTGAGAATAACAACTTACCTTATGATCACCTTATTTGTCAAAAAGTTCTAGAGTATGCGGAAGACTGTTATAAGATTAGTCATGTTAAGTCTATATATTATAAGAACAAAGAGGACGTAGAGGCGCTTCAAACTTACAAGGTCATCTGTAATAGAACATTTGGAAGACAAGCCACGCTATCTAATCCTAACCTAAGTCACTTCTCTAGTGATGAGTTTTGCTGGGAATCATATAAAGAATTATCAAAATGAACGAACTATTAAGATTCAATAGAAAGCAAAAATATATAATCTTCGATACTGAAACAGAAGGTTTAAATCTAGTAAAGTCAAAACCATGGCAAGCTGCCTGGATTGTGGCTGAAGGTAGCAAGATAATAAAGAAATACGATAAGCTCATCAAGTGGGACGATCTAAAAGTCTCTAAGGATGCTGCGAGAATAACAGGCTTCGACAAAAAACATTACGAAGACAATGCCGAAGACCCAAGGTCTGTATGGGATGAGTTTTCAAAATACCTTTTTGATGACTCCTATCTAATAGTTGGTCAGAATTTACTGGGCTTTGATGTATACATGATAGATGTGTGGCGCAAATTAATAGGAGAACCACTTGATCAATCT